TAAAGTTGAAAGACTTACATTAGACGAGGTTATAGATGCAAAATCAATTCGCGTTAAGGAAGATTTAACAAATATGATTGGTTCGGTAGATGATACCGGAAATGTCGTTTCAGGTAATCAGGTTTTTGTTATGGGACAGGAAGTTGATAATTTTAATATACTAAAGAAAGAATATATATTTACTATAGCGACGGCCGCTTTACAGGAAGTAGATAGACAATTACAAGCTGAAAAGACGAAAGTTTCGACTTTAGAAACACAAGTTGCCGATCTATTAGCGCGTGTTACCGCACTCGAAAATAACTAATTGAAAATAAATAAAACAAAATCACATTTACCATGCTGGAATAAACAGGATGGTAGATGGTTTAATCACTTTTTAGATGGAAGTGAATCCATGACTGCTAGGGCAATAACACCCGCAATAAAAAACATTACAACGTAATTACATTCGGTATCGTCCTCACCCAAAATATTACGTCTTTTACGTTTCACCACTTGGGGTTTGGCGACCACCTCCTGACGTTGGGGTCTTTCAATAGGATCTTCGTCTAAAGGACAATACCCTATCATTTATACTATCATTTATAAATTAATTTCGACTGACTTTTTCTTTTTTCCACCGCCTCTTTTTGATTTGGTCTGGGTAACTTTAACCTCGCGAACTTCGCTATCCCCATCGTCCTTTTCGTTCTTGGAATTTTCTACATCGGCCTCGGCTATATCCGAAATGTCATCTTCAATGTCATCAGTTTCCATAATTGGTGGTATACTGGTTGTACTCATAGAAGGTTGTGGTGGCATCATAATGTTACCCATGAGACTCGAAATGTCTAAACCCGGACCCTGCATTTCGCGTCTTCCGTTAGCATCCACAGTTTCTGTTGTCTGTTGTTGAGATTTTGGAACCGTATTCTGTACTGCAGACATCATGTTCTGAACAAGGTCGGGGTTCTGTTTAATCACGTCATTCATATTTGGCATGACTGATTTGAACATACTATTCGTTAAGTGGAACATCATCGCCGAACCACCAAGCATCATTATAAGTTTAACCTCGGGCGCGACTTGCATTTTTGTTCTATACTTGACGTATAGTTCCTCAAATACTTCATCGTAATCTTCGACGTTTTCCATGACGTTCTCGGACCAACCGTCGAGTTGAATTTCAAAAGGGTTATATTTTTTGTTCATAAACTCAAGACCTGTTGTACATGCAATAAGCATACGTCTCGAAAACTTTACCGATTTATCTACATCAATACTATACGTAATTCGCTTAACTTCCGTTCTAAGCTCGTCTATAGGAGAATATGCGTTTAAACGTTTATTCACCGTGAACCCTTTCTTTTCTAATCGACCAAGTTTGTTTACAAGATCGGCTTTTTCTTCATCTATTGTTTTGTACCCAGGCATTGGTTTCTCTTCTTCCATATACATACCACCGCCACCTCCTATATCACCGCCTTCGTAGCCGTAGCCAATGTTAGGATCTTCTTCGTATTCGCCATAATCCATAGGTTCTTCTGGTGGTGGTACGGAAGGTGGATTTTGTTTGTTCGGGTTCGCAAAAGAATCTATATCTTCCTGGAAAGTCTGTGTTTGAGGAGGTGTAAATTGTGTTTTCATAGGTTTTGGCATTTGTTTTTTCACAGGCTGAGGTCTTGGGATATCAATCTCAATCTCGTTCATGAGTGCCTGTTCGTTATCATCTAGTTTCATAACATTTGTGTTACCTCGGTTTAAAATGATCTCTCCGTCCATTAATCTTTATATTGAAACTATTCTAATTTCTTTAACGCACTTTATAAAAAAAATGTATGCTCAATACAAATGAAACTTAACGTTACAAACAAAAATACTCTCAAGGCGATCGCGATCGTCTTCTTGATTTTATGGGCATTCACATACTTGCGTACCAGCAAGTACCAGCCCGTTGACATCGAAACGTCCGATGAAGGTTCCCTCTTCGACCTCCCATCCAAGGAAGAATGTCTCAAGGATTCGTACTACTCGGATAGTCGAGGCGGTGTTTGCGGTGGCCAAAAGTTGGTCGTGGCACAAGCGGGGTATAAGTTGAAGTAAAATCTCCAGTATATATAAATGGCTTTAGTGACTAGTCAGTCAACTTTACCCGATTTCGAACACGAGTATCACACAGTTATCGTTGATAGTTTTGATGGTACAGCTACAAATAATAACGTCTTTACAGTTTTTCTACAAACACCAATTGAAAATATAGTTCAAGCACAATTAATAACTGCAAATATAAGGCTCGCATCCGCTGAACGTGTGTGTCATGTATCAATTAATGAACTCGATACTATTTTTACACAGCGTGCATCCAGTTCCGTTAATGGACAAGCCGATAAACAGATTTTAAATAGAAACTTCGGAACACTCGTTAAAACAGGTGATTATAATAGCACCCACTTAGTTTTTAAAAACGAGTATCCCGTAATGCAACAGTACATTAATCCTATACGTAAACTCGATAGGTTATCAATAACTCTTAGAAGCGGAGACGCTACAAGTTCCGTAATTGATACTAATAATGATTCAATTTTCGTTTTTAGATTCGTTTGCAAAAAAAGAAATTTAGCCTATTAATTATTTCAGGGCGTCGCGAACTTGTATTTTTAACCTTTTCTTATTATAAATGTCTTCTGGTGTTGTTCAACTCATTGCCATTGGTGCTCAAGATGAGCACATTATGGGTAACCCAGAAATATCATTTTTTAACTCATCTTTTAAAAGACATTCTAACTTTTCACAGTCCATAGAAAAACAAACAATACGTGGGTCTGTGAAAGTAAATTCAATGTCCTCCATTAAATTTGACCGAATAGGTGATCTTTTGGGGTATACATATATTACAGTAGGTAGTAATACACAAGCTAGCTCTACTAACGACTGGACCGGTTACATTGATAAAGTTGAACTTTATATTGGTGGTCAATTAATAGACACTCAGGATTCAACTTTTACTGAAAAAATTGCTATAGATACAATGGCAACAAATGTATCTAAATCTGCACTGGGTGTACACCCGGGTGTAAGCGGAGAATCCTATTTTTACCCTTTACGCTTCTTTTTTTGCGAAAGTCCTCAACATGCTATACCATTAATAGCTTTAAATTATCACGAAGTGGAAATTCGTATATATTGGGGGAAAGATGTAACAAATAATTTAAATTTTGAATGTTATTCAAATTATTATTATCTCGATAATGAAGAACGTGGTAATATTGTGTCGCGTAACCATAAGTTACTTATTACACAGGTTCAAAAAAGTATACCTTCTAATGATATTATCCAAGAACTCATATTTAATCACCCAGTAAAATATATCGCATGTGCCGATACAACAACAGATGGACCATTGACATCCACAACAAATAAAATAAAAATTGAATTAAATGGTTTAGATATAAACAATTTCAGTTTTGGTAAACCACACTACATCGATATTATGAATTATTATCATACAAATTTCGTTACGTCACCAGATTTTTTCTTATATTGTTTTTGTATATCTACTAGTTCTGTTCAACCAACTGGAACACTTAATTTTAGTCGTTTAGATTCAGCAAAAATAATAAGTGAATCTGAAAAAATTACACACCCTATCTACGCCGTGAACTATAACATACTTCGTATTGAAAATGGCATGGCAGGACTCACCTACGCAAATTAAAATACACAACTATCTTAAATGGGACAGCAATTTTTAAATGTTCGATCTACAAAAATTAAAGTTGGTCGATACACTAACGATACACAGGCTGATAATTCAATTATATTAAATGCGAGTAATGTGTTCATAGGTGAAAATATACCTAATTCTACATATATATCACCAATACGTTTAAAAACTACAAACGAAACTACATTTATAGGTTATGATAGAGATACAAAGGAAATTATAGATACAGGTATAAAAACAAATTTACTTGATTGTTCATCTCCGAATGTAGTATCTAATATTATAGAATTTACAAATTCGACAAAGATAGATTATATAAACAGTGAAATATCAGGTTTCAAAAATAGAATTTATAAATTGGAAAATGAAACATATATAGATGATTTTAATAAAAGTATTATCGATGTAAAAAAACGAATAATAGACTATTCTCCCGAAATTGCATCTATAAAAAATAGTATATCTATAAACGAATCTACTATAAATAGAAATATTAATGATATTCGTAGTATAGAAGAAGATAATATACAAAAAATAAAATCATTAGAAAATAGATTTTTCAAACAAATAACAATATTACCAACTATAAAAAGTGACATTTTTAAAAATATAAGTAGAATTACAGACTTGGAAAATAAATATATAAATCATACACCCGAAATACAGACAATTACAACAAAATTAACAGATTTAAATAATTCTTTAAATATTTCTGCAAATGATATTATAAATATACAAAATAATTATAAAAATACAGATGTAAAATTATTAGAAACTATAAACCGTGTAGATATCTTAGATGATAATACCCCTAAAATTCGTGTTTTAGAAACAAAATGCGAAAATATACCAAAATTATTAGATAGAACGTATCAAATAGAACTTAATATACCAAGAATATCAGACTTAGAAACTAAAAATATAAATACAAATAAAGATATTTTAAAACTAAATGAAAAGACGTATACATTAGAAAACAATTTACAAAGAATTACAAATTTAGAACACGAATCTAATAATACAATTAATTCTTTATTAAATACTACAAATAGAGTCAATGTTATCGAAAATACAAAGGTCCTTGAAAACTATTTTAGACCACGACCTTTACGTAAAAGTCATGGTCCTCGTGGAGTCCTTCTAGATTTATCATTTGAAGATGGTGATATTATTACAGGTTCGACAGTTTCAAATTCTTTAGAAATATTACGCACAGACTCGAAATCAAATGGTAACATTTTATCTATAAACGAACACAAAAAATTAGTTTGGGTAGATACAATTAATTTAAAAAATATTACATCTGAAAACTTTTATGGTAATGGTTCGAATATAAATAGCTTAAATATGAATAATGTAAATGAGGGTATATTAAAAACAGAAAATGGTGGAACGGGAATAAGTAATTACGCACCCGGAGACTTACTTTATGCAGATGAATGTAATAATTTTAAACGATTGCCAATTTTGAAGAATAGTTTTCTTACATGTACAGATAAAAGCATTAAATGGACTAAAAATATAGAGGAAATTAATTCAAATATACATATTAACACATCTTTATTTATAAAAGATAATTTAGAAGTAAATGGAATTATTAAACAAAGAACAAAACCTATATTTTCTGTATCTTTACTAAAAAAAGCTGCATATAAGAGAAAAATAATAGAATGGGATACTATAGATTTAAATATTACGAATTCGTTTATTGATAATGCATTTATAGCACCAGTATGTGGTTATTATTCATTTTCATTAAGAATGGTAACAAATGGGTGTACAAATTTAAATGTAGAGTTACGAAAAAATGGTATAAGTATAGAAAAGTGTAACTATATTATACATGAATCAAATATAGAAAATTCGGCATGTAATTCTACTATATTACAACTAAGTGAAAAGGATGAAATAACTGTATATATACTAAGTGGACAAATGGCCAACCACAATAATGAATTTTGTGGATATTTAATAGAACCTTTATAATTAAAACATTCTGTGATCTTCACACAAAGATGACAAAATTAAAATCATGACATATATTAAATGGTTAAAAAATTGCCGACCATCGAAAGGTCTAAAATAGTTAGTATAGGGCATAATATACTAGATAATCAGGCTATTAATACAGTTGTTATAAATGCATCAAATGAATATATAAACACTGATAATAATAATGTATATATATCACCTGTTCAAACTGTTTCAGATACTGGTACATTTTTGGCATATGACAATATAACTAAAAGATTAATAAATTCTGATATCGGTATTACAGAACTATTGACAAATACACATTCAACTACATTATATCTTACAAATGATAATACATCTTTAATAACATCTGGTAATGTTGGTATTTCAAATACAAATCCAACTGACACACTTTCTATAGGTGATCGTATTATGTTTTCAAATACAAGTACTGATTACACAATGAAAGTAAATCAAGGTGGTATTACTATAGGGGATAATATTGCTATACATCCAGACGAATATTATGCATTAAATGTTACTGGAAATGCACATGTAAATGATATGACAGTATCTGGTAATTTAGTTGTACAAGGTGATAAATTTATTATAGAAGCAAACTCATTTTCTGTATCCGATCGTATAATCGGAATTTCTAACAATAATCCGACAAATACACTTGATGTCGGTATTATTATGGAACACCCGGATAAAAATCTCGCTCTTGTACACCATGGTCAATTTGGTGGCACAAATGACAATAAGTTTACAATAGGATATACACAAAATACAATATTAGACGAAAGAATTTTAAATGATACTGCAAATCTCGTCACAGTTGAAGTTTTAGGTAATTTACTTGTTCAAAATAATATAACTATATCATCCGGTGGATCAATATATGGTGACGGTACACAGCTGACAGGTGTGGCACTTAAAACAGATTTTACGAGTAATGTGGGGAGAATCGGAGTTCTTGAATCAAACGTGGTCGATTTAACATCTAACCTTTCCTCGAATGCGGGTAGAATTGGAAATTTGGAATCAAACTTGAGCGCTAACGTGATAAGAATTGGCAATTTGGAGTCAAATTTGAGTGCTAACGTGATAAGAATTGGCAATTTGGAATCAAATTTGAGTGCTAACGTGATAAGAATTGGCAATTTAGAATCAAACTTGAGTGCTAACGTGATAAGAATTGGTAATTTGGAATCAAACTTGAGCGCCAATGTAATAAGAATTGATAATTTGGAATCAAATTTGAGTGCTAACGCGGGGAGAATTGATACTATAATAAATGATGTTTCGAGTAACTCGGGGAGAATTGATACTATAATAACTGATGTTTCGAGTAACTCGGGGAGAATTGATACTATAATAACTGATGTTTCGAGTAACTCGGGGAGAATTGATACTATAATAAATGATGTTTCGAGTAACGCGGAGAGAATTACTAATTTGGACAGTAATGTTGCCATTCTAAAAACTAAAACAACGGGAATAAGTTATACAAGTAGTGGTACAGGTAAAACATCTATTACCTCAGATCTTGAAGTAACGGGTGACTTATATTTTACAGGTAACTCGTATGTTATAGATTCAAATACAGTTGTAATTGAAGATCGT